ACATATTTTTGGTTTAGCACCACCTCCACGAATATGCTTTTTCGTTTCAATATGAAGTAACCATTCTTTTGGTCTTGTTGCGGTGTAATCACATTTTTCACAATGATGAGAAAACTTTTGTTTGGGTTGGGTTGGTTCAGTCATATAATATTGTTTATGAAATAATTTATCTTATATAAACGTATAAATTCTGTTCCATCCTAAAATAATATTTTATTACTAATGCTATTATAATGAAGCAAAAAACATGTTCTTTATGGAGTTTTTGAATTTTTAAGGTTAATAATGATGAAGGAAAGATTTAGTATAAATTTAAGGACTTATTGAAGGTTATTGGTTATACTGGAACACTTGAGTATCCTAATAAAATAAAAATAGATGATACAAATATGATACTTTATAAAAATATAAAGGTACCCCAATACAGTAGGGTACCTTTGAATATACAAGAAAATACTAAAAAATCAACTACCTTATCATACTGGAATAGTTGAAAAGATGCAACCTGTAACTAAATTTATAAATGTAAGCAAAAATATTTATAAATTTTACAGATATTATGCCAAAAATTTCTATAATACCATACTCAAATAATCTATTCCTAAATAACTAAATAATCTATAATCAGCATCATAAAATTCTTTCACCAATTTTTTTAATTCTTCATTATAGAAATATTTAGTTTCAACATTATAGGCATAATATTGTTTCATATCTAAATCATAAACATAATTATCAACAGTATTTTCATAATTTTTTTTTCTCTCGTGACCTAATTTCTTCTGTAATATTATTGTTGGTATTTTTTTATTATACAATTTTTCAATAAATTCATAGTCAATATTTTCAATATCAAAACATTTTATAATTTTTGATTGTAATATTTTAGGATCATAATCTTCTGCTGTTTGTGGTGAAAAATGATGATGGTCTATTTTTTGCCAATTAGTTTTTGTTAATTCTTGTATAAACATATTAAACGTGATAATATCATTATTCCATAAATGTCTATATTCACCATCTATTTTGTATTTATCTAAAAATCCAGATACAAGTCGTTTCAATGGATTTCTACTTATAATAATTGTTGTGTATTGTTCAATGTTTTTGGGTAATTTATTTGTGTCTTTATCTGTATGTATTTGATTGTTTATTTTGTTATTCTGTAAAAACCAAAAAATATATTTAATATGAGAGCATCCACATTTAGGCGACCAACCTAATATTACTTTATTTTTGCTATCAACTAGAAAACGCATATATATATATTAAATATATTATTACTTTATAATAAGATAAAAAGTAATAAATTAAAATATGACTGGTTCAACAACCATAATATTTTTACTAATCGCATTAATATACGATAATAAAGCGTATAATTGAATAAAAGCATCAGAACCCGAAACAATCATTCTTTCTACTTTTCCAAGATAATTTATTAATATTGCTTTTTGCTTGTCTTTAAATATGTCATCATCTATTATTTTATCTTTGATACATAATAATAAATATCCAATGGGATAACTAGTATTTATTATTTTTAATGTTTCATCTCTTAAATCACACATTGATGAATTTAGTAATTTTTGCCAAATATTATCAATAAATGATGATGGCACAAATGATGTTATATCATATACTTCATTTTCTGTTATCTCTTTTTTTTCTTTGAATTTTGGCAAATATTTTAAATTTTGTAATGTATTTATAGAACGTCTCGCATCACCACCACAAATTTTTGTTATTGCTTTGTATGCTTTTTCATTTATTATAATATTTTCTTTTTTGGCAATATTTTTGAGTTTGTCAATCATTAAGTTTTCATTGATTGGATTGAATTTAAAACTGGCACATCTTGATTTTATTGCGTCTATGATTTTATTTTCATAATTACAAATAATTATAAATCTTGTTATATCACATGTTGTTTCCATTACTTTTTTTAATGCTGTTTGCGCTTCACTAGTCATTGCGTCGGCTTCATCAAGAATAATTATTTTGAATTTTACTTTTAATGCTTCATTTAGAGACATACCCGCAAATTTTATAATTTTGTCTCTAACAACATTAATCCCATTTTCATCAGAGGCGTTAAGTTCAAGAACAGTTTCTGTCAAATTATTGTCTCCATATAAATGTCCTATTAATGCTGTGACAGTTGATGTTTTGCCAGTGCCTGACCCCCCATAAAACATCAAATGTGGCAAATCACCTTTCTCAATGCTTATTAATAATGTTTTCTTAATTTCATCGTGTCCTATAATATCGTGTAGCGTTTTTGGTCTGTATTTATTTACCCACATTTGTGAATTGCTGAAATATGTTTTTCGTGTTTTATCATTAGTGTCAAATATTTCAGTGTCTCCGTATTTCTCATCAATAATTGTCTCACCAACATTTATTGTGATTTTTTCCCTAATAGCTTTCTTGCTCTTTCTCATATTAATATTAATATTATGTATGATTATGTTTTAGCATATAAAAATTCAATTTTTTGTTTTGTATTAATATATGAGTATAAAAAATATGTCTAAGGAAGAACTAACTAAAATTATTGTTGAACAAAACACAATGATTTCAAATATGTCTAATCAATTAAAAGAAATTATTGATTTGTCAAATAGTAATCTATCTGAAAAAACAAATGTAGAACAAAATTTAGGAACTCAAAATAATAGAAAGATGTATCTTGTAAAATTGCAATTTTTATTATTTGTTTTGCTAATAATTACAATTGTATGGTTAATTTTTAATGTCAAAAAAATAACTATATAATCATATTATATATGTCAATTCCAATATTTAATCATATAATATATCATAAAGGATGTCTAGATGGATTTTGCGGATTTTTTGTAGCGCATATGTCAGGAAAATTAGCAAAAGATGTAACTATTTATGATGATATGCCATCAGCAACAAATGTTCCACCTGATATTAAAGACAAAACTTTAATTATTATTGATGTTGCTTATAAAAAAGAGATATTAGAATTAATATTTAGTGAAGCAAAATCGGTTGTTTTTATAGACCATCATATAAGTATTCATGATGAGGTACAAGCGTTAAAAGATAAATTTACAAATGTAAAAATAATATATGATGAGACTGAATGTGGTTCATCACTAGCGTGGAAATATTTTAATGCTCGTCGTGAGATGCCACAATTCTTAGAATATGTTAAAGACCAAGACACTGGGGCGTGGAAATTACCCAAAACAAAACGATTTTTATACGCTCTAAAAACATATTTTCATCTTAGCACAGAAAATAAATCATTGAATAAATGGTTTAGACTATTAAGAGAAGAAGATATGAAGAAATTATTAAAAAAAGGCAGATATATGGAAAAATATTCTAAACATCTTATTCACGTAGCAATGCCAAAACATTCTCGCGAAAGTTTTCCATCAAAATTGATATATGATTTAAATCCTGAAATATATACAAAAATAGGGCAATACACCGTAGCTGTTTTTTGTGGATTAAATTGTCCTGACACAACTGAATTGGCTGTTTATGCTATGAAAAAAATAGATTGTGATTTTTGCTTGTTTTGGGTATATAACCTTGATTCTAAAACTTATGTTTGTAGTATGCGCGCTAAAGATAATGTTGATGTATCATTAATTGCTAAGTCTTTTGGCGGTGGAGGACATAAACAAGCGTGTGCTTTTTCATTTAGTTCATCCAAATATAATATAAGCGATTTATTTGAAGGCAAGTCATTATATCGAAAATATATATAAAAATTTTTTAATATAAAAATAACTTTTTTAAAATATATAAATATAATATAATGGCTTGTAATTATAACCCCGACGACAACGAATACCAATTTGATGATGACAATCATGATATGCCCGAAAGTGTAGAGGATAGTCTTGGATCTTACAACCAACCTGTGTCTGGTGGTAGTCAAATGTCTTTTCCTCAGAATATTGTTTCAAGTGGATATAAAATGGTTGATAATCAATATCATAATGCTAAGCGATTTGCCTGGAAACATCTAGGATGGGTTCTTCTCATTCTTGCTCTTGTTCTTCTTTATTGGTTATACACTCACAACTATCTCTCAACATTAACCGCAAAACTTGAAACTCTTTCTCCTAAATTAACTGGAGGAAGTTTTAATTTCCAGCCTTCTAGTGCTGCTTCATACTATGTTGATAGAATGTTTAAGAATTAATTTGTTTATAAAATTTTTAATTTTAAATAATAATTTAAAATTAATATTCTATGTAAAAAAAAAATGAAAGCCTCATCATATTAACTATATGAATGTTAATAATAAATCAAATCTAATGGAACGCCTAAATGAAGTCTATAATAATCCACAAAATGATGACAATACTATTATTATACGCAGTTTGAATTCTATATTAAATTCTGAATTTCACGAACTGAAATACGAGGGAATTAATTATTTTGTTGAATTATTCATTGAACTCGTAAAAACAAGTCAAATCAAAAGACCAGATGTTGAATTTATTATTGAAAAAATACAAACAATAAATGCTAATAATACATTTAATAATTTTGAAAAATTGCTACAAAATATTTATAAACAAGATATGGGCGATTACAAACACATTTTTGTTATATGGTATTGTAGAACATTATTTGAAAAATTCTATGAAAATAAAATTGGATTTACAAAACCGAATTATGCTATAATGAAAGCAATGGGCGATGATAATTGGGCTATATTTTTGAAAGCATTTGATAAAGGAGATTATGCGTATATGCCATAAAAAATTATTATGTTTTATCTTGGAAATCTAATGAATATTTTACTAATATATTACACTATCAATAATTTTTGCTTTTTCTGCAATATCTAATTTTAACTGTTTCTTATCAATTTCAAATATACTTGGATTTGATGACAAACCTACCCAATTAATTTTATTTATATTTTGTTCTAATAAATGGATAGCATTTGGATTTTCTGATAATAATTGCCAACTAATTTTATCCATATTTTTCTCTAGTATATGGATAGCATTTGGATTTTCTGACAAATTTTCCCAATCAATTTTATCCATATTTTTCTCTAATATATGGATAGCATTTAGATTTTGTGATAATCTATTCCAATTAATTTTATCTATATTTTTTTCTAATAAATGGATAGCATTTGGATTTCCTGAAAAAATATTCCATTCAATTTTATCCATATTTTGTTCCAACAAATGAATAGCTTTTGGATTTAATGATAGAATCCACCAATCAATTTTATCCATATTTTTTTCTAACAAATGGATAGCATTTGGATTTAATGATAATTCGCTCCAATCAGTCATATCCATATTTTGTTCTAACAAATGTATAGCATTTGGATTTGATGATAATGCTATCCAATTAATTTTATTCATATTTTGTTCTAATAAATAGATAGCATTTGGATTTTCTGATAATTCAAACCAACTAATTTTTTCCATATTTTGTTCTAACAAATGAATAGCATTTGGATTTTTTGATAATAAATTCCAATCAATTTTATCTAATGAAACCCAATCTAATAATTTCATTTTGGGTTTCACAAGATATGAAGCAACTATTTTGAGAACATCTAATGGAATATTCATTTTATTTATTGAATATAATAAATAATAATGCTAAATATTTGTTTTTCAATTTTTGTGTAATATCTAATTTTAATTGTTTTTGTCAATTTCACATATATTTGGATTTTCTAAAAAATTATCCCAACTAATTTTATCTATATTTTTTTAGTATTGATATTGTCTCATTACTATAAATTGTGTTTTTGAAATAATTTAATCAATTACTATAATTTTATGCAAAACATTCTGTTATCCTTCTCTTAAACTCAATCATTAATTCTTTTCTTAGTTCATTTTTAAGTTCAACTTTAAGTTCTGCTTTAAGTTCTTCTTTTAATTCACGTTTAACATGTTCATTCACATTTTCAATATTTGGTTCTAAATTATTTTCATCAAGTGTATTACTATCTACGCCCTTTGTTAGTTTATTATTTAAGTGTAATATAGAGCGCTGATGATTTTTCAAAAATAATTGACTAAAAAATATACTATCACATAAGGCACAATAATATTTATGTTTTGATTTCTCCTCAATGGTAGAATGTTTAGATGTAATATGTAACTTCAAATTCCAATGACTTGTATTTGTTTTATATTCACACTTATCACATTTATATACTTTCTTTTCACCTTTTCTTTTGTGTTTTTCACTTAGTAAATGTTTCATATAAGAACTATTATGCTTACATACATATTTACAAGTTTCGCAAAAAAAATTAGGTTTAGTGTCATTAGCATTATTGGTTTCCTTAATTTCTTCCATTATATAGTTAAAATTTATTTTTTAGTATTTTTTAATTACACTTATAAATAATTTAATTATTCTCAAAATAATTATATTCTCATTCTCATTCTCATTCTCATTCTCATTCTCATTCTCATTCTCATTCTCATTCTCATTCTCATTCTCATTCTCATTTTCATTTTCATTTTCATTTTCATTTTCATTTTCATTTTCATTTTCATTTTCATTTTCATTTTCATTTTCATTTTCATTTTCATTTTCATTTTCATTTTCATTTTCATTTTCATTTTCATTTTTATTTTCATTTTCATTTTCATTTTCATTTTCATTCTCATTTTCATTTTCATTCTCATTCTCATTCTCATTCTCATTATCATTCTCATTCTCATTCTCATTCTCATTATCATTCTCATTCTCATTCTTTTCTTCTTCCTCATCATCATCACTATCAAATATACCAGCATAACGACGGATACAATCAATACTTAATTTATCAAATGGAATGTCAAGAGTGCGACCCCAAGGAACATAATAAACAAATTCGCGATCATATTTATTTAGTCTTTCTTTTTTGTCAATAACAACTGTGCGAGAAAATATAATAACTTGTGTGTAATTATTATTGAAACAAATAAATAATGTTTTTTTGGAGAATTTTAGTTTGCGTTCATAAATATATGGCATTATAGCAGGAAACTTGTCTTTCCATTTTCCATAAACTTGTAGTTCTATAAATTTAAAGGGTATTTTTTTATTAACAACAACCATATCTTCACCATAAATATTAGGATTGTCAATAATAAAATCTCCAAATTTTTCTTTTATTTTATTTCTAGCATTTGTGTCAAAATTATTTGATAATGTATTGTCAAATATTTTTAATTTACCCAACATACCAAAACCAGATTTATATTTTTTACCCATTTATAAATCAAAAAGAAAAATTAATCTTCATAATTACTTACTTCATCAAAATATTTTTCAACTAATGGTTTTCTAAATATTCTAATTTCTTTTGAAATGTCATCAAGATTTTCAGAATTGTTTGGATTTTTTGAAAATTTCTTTTCAAATTTTATCCAGTTAGAATGTAAATCTCTGTAATATGTCCGTTTATCATTGTTTTTTTCTAAACTAATTGCTTCCTCTAATAAACCGTCAATAACTAAAAAATGTTTTCTTATACAATCATAACATCTCTTTTTGGTATTGTTTAAATGGTCTTCTAATAATAGACATTGTTTGGACGCCTCTCTCATATTATATTTTGGGTCTAATATTGGATGTAATTTCGTATTTCCACAACTTGCTAAACTACATTTTTCATTATTGTCTTTTGATATACTAATAAATTCCTCTTTTGTGTCATTGTCAAGTTCATTTTTAAATTTATTTTTATATGTTATCAAAACACAAAACGCCAATATTAATAGCAAGATTAGCAAGATTATTTTTTTCATAATTATTTATAATATAGTAAAATATAAGTTATTTTTTACAATGATAAATATATGCTCTCTCTGTTTCAATTAGGTAATATAATAACTGAAAAGTTAATAAATGGATATAAACTTATAGAACTAAATGATATTTTATCTTCTTATAATTCAACTGATTGGCACGAACATAGTTTCATTGATGATATATCATATTATAGACAAGTAGTTTTTATAAATAAATACATAGAAATAGTGATAATTACATGGTCGCCACAACAAGAAAGCAAAATACACGACCACCCCGAAAATGGTTGTTTAATGAAAATATTAATAGGAAATTTAAGTGAAATAACTTATGATAAGGATTTATCTAAAATCAATGAAACATTATTAAATAAAGATGATATAACATATATTGAAAGTAATAAAACTTTACACAAAATAAAAAATAATTATGATATTAGTTGTAGTCTTCATATTTACTCACCTCCCAAACACAAAATAAAGTTTTATAATTAATTCTAATCTAACAAATATTTTATTAGATTATAAATAAAAGTTCATAATGGCACTTTATGACATAATTAATTCATATATTAATACACTAACCCAAAATAAATTAACATTAATAAAAATGAAAGAAAATCCTGAACTAAGAAAATTAGCAGTCTTTATAAATGGGGGTATTTCATCAATGACTAAAAAATATATTGAAACATTAAATGAAAATCTTGCTAATTACTCAAAAAATAAATATATTGTTGGAAATAAAGAGATAATCCCAGACGATGAACAAAAAGAAATAATACACGCCCCAATAAATCATAATATTAGAGTTATAGCATCAGCAGGATGTGGAAAAACAACAACAATAACAGCACGTGTAAAATATTTATTAGATAATTTTGTATTGCCTAATAAAATATTAGTGTTGACATTTAATGTTGAAGCAAAGAATAATCTAGTAAAAGCACTCAATAATATGGTAGGTTTTGACATAAAAATAGAAATAAAAACAATAGATGCGTTTTGTCATAAATTACAAAGAGATTTTATGGATACTAATAAAATGAATACATTTTATTCATTAACAGAATTATGTAATAATGGTTTGTCAATAATGAAAAAACACGCAAGTGAAATTTGTATAAATTATGAATATGTATTTTTTGATGAAGCACAAGATATGAATGAGGAACAATTTGAAATATTGAGATATTTTGTAGCAAATAAGTGTTATTTAACAGTGATAGCAGATGATAGTCAAAATATATATGCGTTTAGAGGTAGTTCAAATTATTTTATCATAAATTTCGATAAACTTGTGCCAAATACTTTGACATACAAAATAACAAAAAATTATAGAAGCACTAAATTCATATGTGATTTAGCAAATAAATCCATAAGTCATAACACAGAAAGAATAGACAAACAAATGATAGCACATAGACAACGCGACAAAATTAATAATATTTATTTATCAATAGCAAAATCATCAAAAGAAAAAATAAATAAAATTATAGAAAAAATAAAATATTATGTTAATACATTAAAATTTTCATACGGACAAATTGCAATTTTAGCAAGAAATACACACCCACTAAAAGAAATTGAGACAATATTAGAAAAAGAAAAATTGCCTTATGTTAGTTTAATAACAGAACCAAATTCAACTGACTATAAACAAATAATACAAGAGAATAAAATTGTTTTATCAACAATACATCGAACAAAAGGACTTGAATGGGAAGTATGTTTTTTAATAGGTTTATGCGATTCTCATTTTCCTACACATCTTAACAATGGACTGAAATATATTGAAGAAGAAAGAAGATTATTTTATGTAGCAATTACAAGAGCAAGAACATATTTACATTTTTGTGCTAATATTAATGAATTGCCATTGTCAAGATTTATAGAAGAAATATTAGACAATATTGATGAAACAAATCGTGAAAATGTTAATGAGAATTATTTTTTCCGTGATGATAAAAATAAAACAATTACAACTTATTCAGTAACAAAAATAATTGAATTACTAAATGGAAAAATGATAGAACAAATGAGAGAACAAAAAATAATTCCAGAATTTGAATTACACACACGAAATATTTTTGAAAAAAAAATACCAGTATGTGAGAATATCAAGAATAATAATTTTGAGTCTGATTTTGGTATTTATTGTGATATATATTTGACAAGACAATTAAACATAAATAATAAGGAAGAAATAAGAGACATTTATACAGAAACAATAATAAATAAAAATGAAGAAGAAAATAAAGAATTATATACATATATTTGTAAAAATGATAATAATGATAAAGAAATTAACAAAAAATTAAATAATATATTTTCATTTAATTTTGGTTCAAATGATAGCACATATCCGGAATTTATAATTAAGAAAGTAAAAGAAGCATACACAAAATATATAAATAGCAAATTACAAAATAATGAGATACTTGATGATATTTACACAATTAGTTTATGTCAAAAGTTTTATGGCGAACGACGCAGACTAATATACAGAAATATTAAACAATTATTTGATGAGAATGAAGAAATAATAGAAAGATTAAATGAATATGCTATGAAACTAAAATACAAGAAAATAAAATGTAAAATAACAATGAAGCATTTATATAAAATAAATAAAACTCCTATTTGTCTTGTTGGTGAATTAGATTATGTCAATATAACTGATAATTGCTTGGTAGATATAAAATGTAGCGAGTCTGATTTTAAATTAGAATGGCTAATACAATTATTATTATATTATTCTTTGTGTAAATCTAATAATGTTGATATTGAAATAGACAAAGTAGCAATAATGAATATTGTCTCAGGAATGTATTATGAAATAAATATACATAATTATGAATATACCAGATTACTAACTTTTGTAGAAACAATAATAAAAGATAATATTGAAGGCAAAAGAGAAACATATAATGAGAATATTGATATTACAATGATGCTAAAAAATATTAAGAACCATGTAAATCAAAAACCGGATGTAAAAAAAACTGTAATCAAAATAAATAAACATCAAGAACGAAATGGATATATTGTTATGGATGTTGAAAATAATACTTGTAATAATGATATAGTTCAAATTGCGTATATTATGTTTGATAATAATAATAAAGAACTAAAAAGAGTTAATAAATATATAAAAAATAGAATAATAGACCAAAGAGCATCATTATTAACAAACATAACAAATGATATTTTAGTGAAAAAAGGTTATGAATTTAATGATGTTATACAAGAACTATACAATGATTTATCACAAGTAAAAATATTAGTAGGACATAATATTATGACAGATATTAGCAAACTAAATAAAAACATCGAGAAATATAATATTGAACTATCATATAATCCTTTTGATGAAATAAGTATAAAAGACACAATGAATATGTATAAAAAAAGAATAAAATTAAAGGCAATGTATGAAGAAATGTTTAGTGATACTATTATTGAATATCATAATGCGATGTGTGATGTGGAATGTACCGCAAAATGTTATGTGGTTATGAATGAATAATAAAAAATTGTATTAAACAACCTATTTAATAGAATTGTTAATTACTGAAAGTGATGATTATTGAAAATCTGGAAAATCTCAATCATCTGAATCATCATATGAGGGGTAATTCGGTCGCAAAGCTTCTTTGATCGTATCCAGGATGAATTTAGCAGCATAATTTTTCTCAATCGGAAAACCATACAGACTAGGATGTCCGCCGTTACGGCAACGATCATCCTTATCCGTACTGTGAATTTTGTATGATGGTTTTTCCACAGTCCTTTCAACCTCATTAAACACGGCTATAATAGCCAGGATGACTGCGCATAATTCCGTGAAACAAAGAGGACCAGGCTCTACTGCGTCCGCACCCGCATCAGGGTCTTCAACAACTGCCGCAGCAGCAGCAGCAGCTACTACTTCTTCTTCTTCTTCTTCTTCTTCTTCTTCTTCTTCTTCTTCTTCTTCATAAAATTTGGGTGCTTTATAAACTTTGGGTGCTCCATAAAATCCGGATGCTTCTGCTTGCCGTTTTGTTTTCCATATTGCGTCTTTTACTGCTTCTTCTGCAGCCGAAGCGAAGGTTGGGTATTCGGCGTCATCAAAACCAAATAACAGAGGGTACAATACCAATACAAACGAAAATTCGAAGGCATTCCTGTGGAGAACGTTAATAAATGCCTCCAAATCTTCGGACATGTTGCCCAAAAAATGACGAATACCGTGTCTGTGTAAAAGATACTTTTCAATAAAAGCATCGACTAGCGCTGGAGTCATTTGAGCGAGTCTCTCTAAGGCTATGTGGCACGGAGATTCTTGACCATTGCTTTCTCCCAACTTAGTGGCTGCGTCGAGAATACATTTCTCATTAAAATCGGGGAATTTTTCAAGGAGTTTAGTGATAAAACGACGCATTGCAATTTTTACCACAAAAACAATAAATCACAAATATTACGTTTTTTCAATTTTTTCAATAGATTTAGTATCATATATATCCTATAAATAATTTTAATTATTATATTTTTTCCTGACTAGTTTGACAGTTTGTGTTTCAAATTCTTCGCTTTTATTTTCTTCATCATTTATCTTATACATTTTAACACTATTATTTCTTTTCACAAGTCTAATGCCAACCGGTTCTTCATATGTTTGTTTTTGTGATTCAACATAACTATTTTCACTATTATCTTGTTCTTTTTCACTATCATTCTCACTAATATTTTCTTTTACAATCTCTTTTATATTTTCACTTACATTTTCTTTTACATTCTCTTCTATATTTTCACTTACATTTTCTTTTACATTCTCTTCTATATTTTCACTTATATTTTCTTTTACATTTTCACTTACAATTTCACTTACACTCTCTTTTACATTTTCACTGACATTCTCTTTTACATTTTCACTAATATTTTCACTGACATTATCATTCTCATTTATACATTCTTCTATTTGTGTTTGTGTTTCTTTCTCATCACATAATTTTTCATAAACAAATAATGGTTCATAATTAGACATACCTTCTAAAAGACCAATACACATATCAAAGATTAGACAAAATGGAGAAGCAAAGTATTCTTTAAAATAAACATTATCAATATATTTACTTATTTGAGAAAAAATATATTTTCCAAAAACATTTGCTTTTAGTCTCATTGATACTCTGTCAATGTGATTAAGATTACACCATAAAAAGGAAAATGATGTCATAATACTCAATAAATAAAAATTATAAAATGAAAACATAATACATAATTATTTTATTTTTTATACTTTATAATCACACAGAACAAAACTTTTTAATTTCTATCTTATTTGCGGTTGATGGTCTAAAACTGTCACTATTTCTGGAAGTCATAGCAAGTATTTGTCGATGTCTCATCATCATTTCATGTATTTCTTGTTGGCGTTGCGTGTATTCTTCTTCTTTATGATATTTGCCATTATTATGTATAAAATTACATTGATTGTGTTGAATAATTGCCAGTTGAGCGTCTGTCATATCAATGTTTTCATTATTTGCGATGTTTAATTTTTGGAGATTTTGAATGTTTTCTAATTTGGTTATATCATTGTCAGAAATATCCAAATCAATAACAGATGGCGGAACAACAAATGTGCCAGATAATTTATTATCACTGAGATTTAGTGAAATCAAATTTTTGGGAAACTCAAATTTGTCTATCATCCCAGATATATTACTGTTAATAATTTCAAGTTTATATAAATCTGGACTAAATTTTGGCAAATCACATTTAATATGGGAACGGTGTATTAATAGTTGCTTAATGTTTGGATTTATTAGTTCTAAATTATAAATATTTGACTTTGATATTTTGAGTATTTGTAATTCATTCATATTTTCAAAATGTTTCATATTGAGTTCCTGAGATGATATAACACATATTTTTAATGTTATTGGCAACTCAAATGTTTTAATAGGATTATTTTCACACAATAATTTTACTAAATTATGACTATTCAGTAAATTAATTTTCGTGACAGAATTATTTTTTACATTTATTAGTTTCAAAGATTTTGGCAAAATACTGTCATCAATCTCAGTAATATCATTATTTTCTGCTATTAATATTTCTAAATTCGGTGGCAAATTAATTAATGACACCACACAAGAATCTGACATATCTAATCTTTTGATGAATTTATTTTGGGACATTTCAATTGGCAAACATTCAAATGCCATATCTTTTACATCACAGTATTCACATTCTTCCAATGCTTTTTTAATTAAAATATCATTATCAACATTTATAGTGTCAAATTCATTAAATTCATTAAATTCGTCATATTCGTGGTCGCTCATTTTATGTTATTGGTAATACTTAGGATATTAGATTAAAATATACACATTTTCAATTTTTTATATTGTATATATAAAATGAATGACACGCAATTAAACAATCTTAAAAATAATATTTTAGATAAAACTGATTATAAAATAGTTTCAAATGATAGTGACAATAAATTTAGCATTAATGATATTATAGTATGTTTTTCTAATGGTTTAAAATGGCATATAGTATCACTTGACACTATGATTATATATCCAGTGCTTTATTTTGATTTTACATCCCCAAAAGACGGACAAATTTACACCAATTCATTATTAGTATGCCCTATAACTTTACGTTCAATGATTTATAAGGGGCGAATAAAAATATTAAAAGTTGTTAATGATAGATTGTTTATTCGCAATCTTGATACTGATGATGATTTTTTTATGGATTTGCCATATACTGGACATCGTGATGAAAAAGGCAATAAAAAAAGTATAAAATCACAAGTAAAAAGACATCAAGTAAAAATAATGACACTAAAAGATAGTCTTACAATAGTTACAGACCCAACATTTATTATACTTTCTGACAAGACATTTAAAGAAAGTATTTTTAGTAAAAATTATTATACAAATATTGCTAATTTTAGAAACGAAAGTGTATATTGTCGGTATCATCCTAAAACACTTGTATATGTAACGCAACATTATTCACATACAATTGAGACCTATAAATATAACATAATTACAGGTGTTGATATATCACAAGAAGACCAAACAGGGTATAATTTTAAGAAAGCAGGATTTTGGCATTTTTTTAATGATTATACAGAAGATTTAAATAAAAAGAAAGCATATATTTATCCAATGTTTTTTTATTATGCTACTAAATTATATCCTAACGCCAAACTCATTCACTTAATTTGATAATATTTTTTTTGTATTCAAATAAGTTATTTTTTAACATCGCCATATAATTATAAAAAGTTTCACAATCATCAAAATATGTCAAATCAAATATGATTTCTTTGTTTTTAGTTTTTGTTATAATATTTGAATAAAAATAAGTAATGTAATTATAACTTTTTATAATTTCATCAAAATATTGTTTTGTTTCATCATCAATTATTATAATAGAATGATTTCCCCCATAGATAGTTAATATTTTGTAGCAACATAATGAGTAATATTTGAAAAATGGTGATTTGCTTATTATTTTGTTCCAATATGTGCGCATAATGTTGTTTATGTTAGATTTTATTTTTAGTTTTTCTTTTAGGTGATAAAACTGAGGTGGGTCGTAGAAATATTCAAGATGGGGCATAATTGGAGGATGGGGAGTTGGTTTGGTGATGGGGTATTCTGGAGTGAGCATTATTATAGTTATGGTTGTTTTATTTTCATATTATTTATCTCATTGTTTGGGTTTGGGTTTGGGTTTGGGTTTGGGGTTGGGTGTGGGTTGGAATTGGAATTGGGATTTGGTTTGGGTTTGGGTTTGGATTTGGATTTGAGGTTGGGGTATGGGATTGCTGAAAAAATAAATGGATGTTGGAGGTGATTCGTTTATAAAATTTTTATCATTATTAATAAAATTCACCAATTCGTCATTTGTTTGAAACTTTAATGGTATATCTTTTAGACTGTCAAAATAATACCATCCATCGGTTAAATACGTAACTGAAACCCAATGGTATCCATTTCCCAGATTTATCAGCATTGAGTTTGTTTTGTTAAAATATGATGGCTTAAACAATGATTTAATTTGTGGTCTTTTGTTCAAATCTTTATTATTGGTATATGTATATCCTAAATTTTTTATAGCTTCAATTAATACATGATATGAATATTTGCCAGCACTAAAACAATCAATATCATCCATAGATATTCCAATTTCTTTTTGTCTCTGTATCTTTAATTGTTGGCACACAGTATCAAGACTTTGTTGTGTGTATGCGTCGCGTTGTGCCATATTATTTATTGCATGCAACCCACATAAATATCCACGCTGTAATTGAAAATAAACATTATTGTAAATTAGTTTTGTTGTAATTTTGCCGGAACACATAGGAGTGCTACATATTCCTTCATTATTTTGTTTATTACAATGATAACATATCCACTCATTAACAACAGGAACAGGAGAACTTTTACCGCGGGAATTCTCACAAATTTCACATTTGTCACGAGAACTTTCATTTTTAAAAGTGCAAATTTGACAATCCCACTCTTTAGATTGTGTGGATATAGGTGTGATTTTAGGTTTTGATACTGGTGCTGATACTAGTGCTGATACTAGTGCTGATACTGGTGCTGATTTTGGTTTTTGTTCCAATGTTTGTTCAACAACACTAGCATACGAAGGTGGTGTTATTTCTTGGTCTTTGTATAAATCATCAATAAATTTTTTAAAATGATTAAACAAAACAAAATCTTCTAATATTACACCACTACAATTTAATACATCAATATATAATTCATCATTTTGTTTATTAAACACTTTTTCTAATAAAAATGATAGAAAATTATCAAGTTTCTTTACAATATAATAAAAATGTACATAGAAAAAAACATATTTTTCTTCTACCATTGAGATATGTTCTTTATTAATTTTCTCCAAACAATTAGCAAATTTATTACGATATCTCATAATAGTTGTCTTATTTATGTATTTGTATATTTCAATTTCATCAGTTCCAAACATATTCAACATATAAATGTTAAAAAGGATATAACTTTCTAGTCTTTGTTGTGTTAAATTAAATGTGTAATCAATTGTTTTTGTGGTTTTCATTGTTCTCATTTGTTCGCGTATTTTGTCATAATATGCCATAATATTTTGTATAGATGTATTTACACGTTCATATTCAACTTCTGTGATATCGTGTGGATGGACGCCCCCTGACATAAGATCAGACATAAGTTTATCAATAGTTATTTTTTGTTTATAATTTTCTATTTCTTGTTTATATAAATTGATTATACTATTAAAATTTCCCCTTTCCATAAATACTAGATAATTGTCTTTGAAATTTATTATTTTGGTTTTAGATGTGCCAACATCTATTGTGGTAAATTTTATTGTTCCTATATTTTGTTCTTTATATTTAACATTATATACATTTTCATTTGATTGTGCTGTTTCATATTGTAGATATGGTGTGAATAAATCATTTATGAAATTGATATATGCCATATCGCGTTCTTTGTGATCATCACTTTTTCTGAGTTGTTGTGTTTTAAGTTGTTGTGTTAAATATGAATCAATATTGATAATATCATCATAAACTATTGATTTTGTTCTTGCTTTATTGTCGGTAAATTCAAAATGTTGTTTCCAATAATCAAGTAATGTATATGGTTTTTTTTCATCTTTGGTAGGAGATTTTTTATTAATTGCTTCAATAAATTTATTAAATTTTTCTATATTTTCGAGTGGTACTTTTGTGTCTATTTTATCTAAGTGTTCTTTTGTTGTATTTAATGTAGCGTCAATCTTACGAATTTTATCATGTAATTCTTTAGTCATTTCTTGAGGAAATTCTATTTGTGTTCTATCTATTTGTTGCTGAACATTATCAAAATATACACCACCATATAATTTACGTATGCTTTTTTTGATTATAATATCGAGTTTGTCAATTGCTTTTCTAAATTCATTATTATATAAATTAATCATTTATTAATGTATAATATATTTTTAATTAAAATTAATTAAAAATATTATGATAATTCATTATTATTAATTAAGAGCAGAAATAATAGGTTTAATTTGTTCGAGTAACTTGATTTGTTCTTCTGTTTTTTTTTCGTTTGAAATATTATCCTTTTTGATATTCTCGTAGTTGGCAACAATATATGCTATTTTACAATCCCACGGTGTTTTTTTTACCTGATCGATAAGTGGTTTCAATATTGTTTTCATTATTGGGTTGGTTGTATTGAACATTTCATCGGGTTTATAATAATGATCTCTGTAAAACTCATCCTGTTTTTTAAATAATAATGTAGCATATTGTAATGGACTATTATCAACTCCTGATGATTCTAATACGAGTGGATGTATTCGATGTGTATTAACAAATTCTTTATAACTATCATCTCTCTTACCTTCTTCTTGGGATTGAGATTGAGATTGTTCGGGTGGATATTTATAATCGTCAATTATAAGTTTAAACATATCTGGTACTTTCTTAATCCAGTCAGTTCCATTAGAAGTTTTGTTGGGATACCTATCTTCATACCCACATTGTAGCATAACTCTATATAATGATTTTTCACTATTTATGTCAATATTTTTTTGTGTCTTAAATATAGTTTTTTCTTTTTTTGACAAATCATTAATTGCGGTTGAAAATAATCCCATTGTATTTTCATTTATATAAAATGCTTGATATGGACTGATATCATATTTATATTTTATTGCGTCTTTTACTGTATCAACATTTTGTGTAGTTAAAACAAAATCTTCTGGAATATCACCAGAAGTTTTTAATGCCGTAATCAAATTTGTGATTATTACAGTAGTAAAATTTTCTTGCGTAGAAAAATATGTATCTATTTTTGTGTTGATTTCTAAATCAACAATTGTGTTAATTATTTGTTTAATAACATCAAACTTATTTTCTAATATCAAATTATACATAATGAATAATGCTATTAAACTATAATATTGGTTATTATTTTTATAGTTATATGCTGGTAATCTAAAATCACTGTGTGTACTTTGAATCCACTTATCGACTGGATTTGCCATACCGGGTTTAAGATCTATTTTTCCAGAATGATTTAACTTGAAAATATCAGATAATTTATACTGTTTTTCATCATTAACTATGTATTGAAGAATATTATTACTTTTGCCACTAACAAGAGTCCGATCATTATTATAAAATTTTTGTAAAATCTCTTTATTATTATTATTAATATAATCTAACACAACTTTTCCGTGAAAAAAACCAATATATAATGGATGTAAATTAATAAAAGTCAATATCATTCTAAGTCTTGCTTCCGCATCCTTATCCGGACATATAATAGGGTGTATCTCTGTTTTTTTTAGGTATGACTCTACATAAGTCTCATAAATATTTTCTCTTCCGGGCATATCAACTACAATAAATTTAACTTCATTTTCTTTTTTCGTATCATTATTTTTAATCATCAATCTAAAATCATATATCAAAATAGACCTCGAACTGACTGGATTATTAGGTGTTTTGCGTATTCGTGGATCAAAATTTGGATCACGCACTTGATGTACGTATGAATTATGTGTACGCTTATTATCTATTTTTTTTGATATTTTATCCTCAAAAGTGGCAAAAAAATCATCTATGCTTCTGCTTCCACCTATAGTAAAAAAATTTTGTTCATTTATATTTTTACTCATAAAAGATGCCATATCTTCTTCTTTTGTCTCAGTAAAGTTAATTCCATCATATTTATGATGAAATATGTTGTGCGAAATATCCTTTTTATCAAAATAGAAACTATATGGGACTGCTAACCCATATATTTCATATACTCTAAAATGTAATTTTTCTAATCCCCCAATATCCTTAATTGTAGAATGAATAAGACCTGTTTTTGATCCGGCACCAAATAGTGTATATGTTTTGCCAGCACCAGAATATCCACTTGTTATTAAAACGATTGGTTTTTCTAGCGACAAATCAGTTGGCATTGACATCGCATTACTTGTAGTATCATTATCACCAGAATCAAAAACCTCATTAAATTTTAATGTCATCTGTTTACCGTTATTGTATTGTAATACATCATCATTTTGTTTTGTAAATCTTATTGTGGGGGTTTGTCTAGAATTAATGATCGCATAAATAGTTACATTTTGTTTGTATCTATTATAATATAATTCAATTATTTTTCTCATCATATTAAACATATTTAGAGTTTGGCGCACTGTACCACCACACTCATCAATAACAACATAATCTTTTTCTCCTACAAGGTTGATAGCATTTTGGGGAGTTTTCTTCGTTTCAATTAAAAATTTGAACAAATCGTAAATATAATATATGGGAATTTTATACTGTTGTTTCATAAATAATTTTGATGGATCCGCACCTGGATTGTCAATATCCTTCTTTATTGCTTCTACCCGTTTCAAGTATAATAATATGAAACTTCTATTAATGTATTTAAATTCTGTAATTTTATCTTTATACATATTTTCAATCATACTTGATACTAAAAAAGCAACATAAGCATAAACATCATTATATATTTCAGTATATTTACTAAACTCTTCTTTATAATTATCAAAATCAACTTTAAACTTTATTTTTAATTGGTGTAATTTTAATAATTTGCTAAATAATTCAGCATAAGTATTTCCACCAGATTGAATTTCCGATTGTTCTTTAAATTTGGCGCGTATTTTTGTAACATTCTGTGTGAATAAAGCATCCTTTTCTTCTGTTGCTTTTTTAATTATACTTGACAAATTTTCTATTTTGGTATTTTCTTTCTTATTATGAAAAATATTTTCTTCAGTTTTAACCAAAACTAATTTTGTTGTTTTATCTGGTCGTAATTCTTCTATTGTTTTTATTTTAATATATTGTTGCGAGAACTTAATATTATAAAATTTATCATATAATTTTTTATTAATTTCTATTAAGTTTGTTATATTTTGTGATAATTCTTCAGAGTATGTTTGATATTTCCCATTAACAATATCAATCTCCAAATTCAATTTACTTATTTCTTCTCTTTTATCAGTTCTGTCTTTAATACTTTTATAAATATTATCAAACCCAGTTAATATTTTTTCATATTTTTGTATTTCTTTACTATCTATTTTTTCAAAACTAAATTTATTCATTTGCTGTGTCAAAGAATATTTCCCATTCTCATCCAATTTATTTAAATAGGTTGATACTGCTACTGTATCATCAACAAATTTTTTATCCTTAAATTTATCAATTATTTGCAAATTATCCCGCAACTTTTCTATTAGAGTAGTTGTTTTACGTTTCAGTTCATTAAATTCAGTATCTCTATCTTTTATTTCAGTATACATATTGCCTAATGTTTGATTTAATGTATCAAAATATGCGCCTCCAGTTTGTACTTGTTTATATAATGTTGGGTCTATAACTTGTAATTCAGCAAATATTTTTCTAATTTGTGTATCTCTTTTTTGAACTTTACTAATTCTATTATTATATTTTTTTAGTTTGTGTATTACAATATGTTTATTATTACACAACCAATCATTAATTATATTTGTGTATTCCATTCTTATATTATGATTGTGGATTTAAAATTTTAGAAACTAGCATTAACATACTATGCACAAATCTTTTAATTGGAATAATCGTATCGTCTACTACTAGTGCACGCTTTATCGAAACGCCTATGTAGTCTGTTTTAGGTTGTTTTTGATCATGTAATTCTATTATTTTCAAACAAAATTTTTTTATCATATCAAATCCAAAATTATTATTATTCATATTAATCCTTATATTTTCATCTTTCGAACCATTGCTAACTAAATTTATATCTTCAATAAAAATGCGATGATCAGAAAATTTTTGGATTGCTTCTTTCAATATAGTTTTAAATTGTGAATATTCCTTATTTATACCTTTAATTTGTGCCCCCCATTTATGAATATTATCAATAATATTATCAATGTTCATAAAATTAGTAGCATCATTTACAAATGTATCTTTATCACCTCCGTGTTTAGGTTTTGAACTATTCTTTACCACCCAAGGTATATGTTCTGTTTTTATTTTGTTAATTATGTCATCTATAATATCAGATAGAGTAAAATTGGTCAAGTTCTCATATGTAGAAACATAATCATAATTATATAATTTATCAGCAGTCATTATATTAAAATCTTTTGTGAACTTATTAAAATCCAATTCTGTATGTTCTGGTTTTGTCAGTGTTATAGATTTTGTACCATCCAAACTCAATCCCAATGAATTATACTCTTCGTCTGTCAATGGTTTTGGCGGTGCTTTAAAATTCAATAATTCTTTTACTTGTTTCATAATATCGTCAAATTTTCCTCCACCATCCTGTGTAAATCCAGCTTTGGGAAATATTTTTTTCAAATCAATAATTTCTTTTAATTTGCCATCTATATTTTCATATAAATCACCAAGATCTAATTTTTCCAATATTTCTTCTTTTTCTTCTTCTTCATTATAATTTCGCTTATACTCATCATAAACCATCCCATATAAAACATACATTTTTCTCATATTATTGCTAACATCTATTATATTCTGTTTTATTAATTTCATACCACGTTTAAATGGTTCTTTGTATTTACACAATAGTTCTATAAATTTATCATCAATAATATTTGTTGTTGGTTCAAAATTTGGTTTATCAATATTACCAAGATCAAGAACACTACGCAACTTAACAAACGATTTATAATATTCGTTCATATTCTCACAATAATTCGCTTGTAAAATCCTATAACTATCAATAATCTTTCTAACAAACCCAATCTCAATCTCCTCCAAATTTAACTCTTCTGCTAATGGAATTAATCTAATTGCGTCACTTTTTTTAATACCATCATTCCATTTTTTACAAATATTATTATTATCATTTGGCAAATAACATTGATTCAAAAAATTTAGATATAATTCTGGATTGAAATAATATTGTATTGGGTATGCTAACTCTTCAGTTGTTGTGGTTGAGGATAAAGATGTTATTATTCGTTGTTTTCTCTCTTTTTTTTGTTTTCTAGATATTATACGTGGTTGTAGTTCTTCATCTGACAATTCTGAATCAACTGCTATTTTATATTCAGTGTTAGGTTTAGATTTATTCATTATAATAATAAATAATAAAAATTAAATTGTTATGAGACTATTATGGTTATTTATAATTTTAGTGAAATTATGAATAATAATTAAGATTGTAAAAATATGAGTTAATGACGTCTGGTAGTGCGACGAGAACCGCCATTTAGTGCTTCTTCTGCTTCTTTTACTGCTTTATTGTCTGCTTCTATTTGTGCGTTAACTTTTGCTTGTGCATCAGATACAAGCGTTTTTAGAGGTTGATTAACCTCAGCTTCCCACCGTTGTTTCTCTGCTTTTAACGCATCTATTTCCTCTTGTAATTGACGTATTTGGTTTTGTAATTCGCCCTCTTTACCTGATAAAGATTCGCTTTGTAGTTTCAGTTGTTGCTTCAACTGTTCTAATTCATTATGATGTCCTTCTTTGTTGGAGGCGTTCTCGGCCAATTGTTGTTGTGCCTCGTCCAATCGTTGTTGCGCCTCGGTCAATTGTTGTTGTTGAGCTTGAATATTTGCTAAATGTTTTTCGCATTCTTGTTTTTTTGCTTTATAACTTTCCGCCAATTTATTAATTGTGCCAACTAAACTATCTCTTAATTTATCACTATTTTCTGTTTGATCTTTTATGATTTTCTTTAAACTATCAATCGCTGCTTTTGACTCATCAACATTCCCCCCCCGCATATTTCTATATCCCGTCACCTGCTTTCCACCCCCATTCATATTGTTTTTTCTAACAACGCCGTCAATCTTGCGCAATAACTCATCTACCTCACCATTACCATTACCACCTCCTTGAACTGCTCGAACCATCAAAGTTCCATATTTAGACACCTTATTTTTGTAATCAACATTATCTGGGTTTTGTGCTAATAGAGACGACCATTTTTTGAACTTGTTATTAAGAACAGAATTACTCATTTTATATTATATATATATAAATGAAAAAATATTTCAGAATAATTAGTAAATTAATAGAAGATTATGGAGATGATAAAAGAGTGATAAAACATATAATTAAAATGAATAATTATATGATTAGTAGTTTAACGCAATCTGGTGGAACTCCGGAAGAGTCATCAAGAATAATAGCCGCCGCCAAAGAAGTTATGATATCAATGATAGATAAAATACTAAGAGAAGGTGAGAATGTTCAAGAAGTAAAAGAATTATTAACAACAATGAATGCTGAACTGTCAAAACTCATCTAAATTAAATATTCCTATTTCTTATTTTCATTCAACCACTTGTCAATCATAAAAATAAGATATTCAAATATACTCTTTTTTGTTTCTTCAAATGACAATTCATTGAGATTAACAAATTTGTCTATTTTGCCATCTTTCATAAGTTTTTCATTATGATTAAAAGTTATTTTGTTAAAAATAAGTTTAGCATTTTCTCTGTCTTTAATTTCTCTTTTCTTGATATACTCATCCATATTTTCAAATAATTTTTGTTTATTTATTTTTAAATAAATATGAAAATCAGTTTTAAAAGTAATTAGTTCGCTAGGAAATCCAAAACCACATATAACTATATTGTTATTTTCTTTTACATACTCATTTAGTTTCTTCCAATCAACTGACTGATATATATCATCATAGTCAATCAATGTTATATTATTGTTTTCCCCCGATGTGATAGTAATTGAAGTGTCATAATTGGGATAATAGAATTGTTTGAGTGAAATACATTTCAAGTTAAATATTTTGCCAATAAATTTTGCTATTTTACTTTTATGCGTTCCTGAATAACCAGAAACTAAAACAATAAGTTGTGAATTAAATTTTTTATATGCTTCCACAATATTCATATAATAAAGATGATAATTATATTTTTTGTAGAACTATAATAAAATATTTTTGTGTAGATATTTTTACATATTACTTTACATCAAAATGATATACAGTTTATGAATAAGATTTATTTTACACATTGATATTAATATATTCTAATGATTTTGATATGAATAATTGTGTTGTTTATGTATTTATTTATCATGTATTCTTGTATGAGTGTATATAGAATTTCTAACTAAAATTATGAAAATTTTGAAATACATAGAAACAAAAATAATAAAAAAAAATTAACAAATAATAATGATATTTTATTGAAAAATCAGATGTGTTATATTATTTAATATAATTAATTATTGTGTATATAAATGGATAATTGTGGGTATATTTATTGTATGAGTAATCCATCATTTAAACAAAATATATATAAAATTGGTTATACAACCAATTTACCAGATATTAGACAAAAACAATTAAATAACACATCTATCCCGGAATTATTTACTCTCGAATTTGCTAAATTTGTTGATAATGCCTATAACGAAGAACAAATAATTCATAAATTACTAGCAGAATACAGAATAAATAATAATAAAGAATTTTTTGAAGTTGATATCAGTATTATAAAAACCATATTTAATGCTGTTGAGGGTAAATATTATAATGATATAGTGAGTATTAAAACATTCAATAATGAACAATTCTTTAATTTAAGTGAAAATCTCAGTATATATGACATTTGTAAATATATAAAATTGTTAGCAGGAAAACGATTTATTTATGCTTATAATAAATCAGAAATATGTCTATATTGTTATGATGGCAAATTATGGCGTTGTGATGATGTATTATTAAAACAATATATATCAACAGAATTATTTAATTTTCTAAAAACTATTTCATATGGTCTTTATTATGAACATAAGTCATATAGTGTAATAACAAATAGAATTAAAAAATTAAAAGACGCTGATTTTAAAAATAAATTGGTCAAAACATATAGAGAAGTTAATGAAAATTTAGAAATAAAGTTTGATTTTAAATGGTATTTATTGGGATTTACTAATAAAGTGTATGATTTACAAGAAGGAATTATGAGAGATTATCGTTATGATGATTATATGGTATCTACTACTGGTTATAGTTGGAGAGACCCAACAATAGATGAAATACAAGTAATTAAAAATATAATAAAACAAATAATGCCAATTGATAATGAAAGAGAATTATTTTTACAAATATTATGTACAGCACTTGATGGAAAAAATTTAGAAAAAATATGTTTATTTAATGCTCCAGGTGGAAATGGAAAATCATTAATAAATGATTTATTAATTCATTCACTTGGAAATTATGCGATTGTTGGTAATAATGCTATTTTATTTGAACCATCAAAAACAACAAGCAATCCAGAAAAAAGCAATATTCACAAAAAAAGACTTGTTGTTTTTAGAGAACCACCTGAATCAAAAAAATTCGAGAATTCAATCTTAAAAGAATTATCAGGAGGAGGAAATTATTCATCAAGAACACATTATGAAACAGAATCAAAGAAAGAATTAAATTGTACTATTATTATTGAATGTAATAAAAAACCATTATTTGCAGAAGAACCAACTAATGCTGAAACACGTCGAATTATAGATTTAGTATTTAGAACACAATATACTGATGATATTAGTAAAATTAATCCAGATAAACATATATACAAAGCAAATACTTATTATAAATCTTATGAATTCAAAGAAAAATATAAATTTGCTCTTATTTATATTTTAATGAAAGAATACAATAAATATAAAGATAATAATTTTGAACTTGTTGTTCCAGATATAATTAAAGAAAGAACACAGCAATATTTAGAAAAATCATTTAATATAATTGAATGGTTTAAAGAAAATTATGTATTGACAAATAATAAAAATAATATTTGTAAAATGATAGATTTATATCACGAATTTTCATCAAGTGATTTTTATATTAATTTCACAAAAGCAGAAAAAAGAAGATATAATAAATCATATTTTAATAATTTCATAACATCACATGAGTTTTTTAAAGAATATTATTGCGAAAGAAATGGCAATATTCGAAACTGTATTATCAAATGGGAAAAAAACACATAAAATAAATATATATATATTTTACAAATAGTTGATAAATATTATATGAAAAAACAAAAAAATATAATCGCTATTATATTTTTTTATAAAACTATTATAATGAACTCGATCGTATTAAAATTAATTCTTGTTATTCACTTGCTATTTGTTTTGTTTGTAATATTAGTCCCATTTGTTGGTTCAAATTATACTCTACTAATACACATAATAATAGTCCCATTTATGATTTTACACTGGTACACGAATCAAAATAATTGTGCTCTTACAGTTATGGAAAAAAATATTAGAAGAAAATTATATGGTTTCACACCTAAACCTGTAGAATGTTTTACATTTAATATTATTGCTCCTGTGTATGATTTCACAAAAACAAATTATGATATGGCAGGTATTATATATTTTGTGGCAATATCTTTATGGTTAATTGCTGTTTATAAATTTTATTCTAATTATAGAGATGGCAAAATGAGTAGCATATATGCTTTTATCAATAATTAATAGCATTGTTCTGAATTAATACTTGATGTTTCAAGAAGACTTATTAAATCTTCTCTTGCTGAATTTCCCCCTTTGTGTTTCTTACTACCACCCTCCTTTTCTTTCTTTTTAGGGGCAGAACTTAAAGTTGAACTTGAAGATGAAGATGAACTGGTGGATGAACTTGAAGATGATGAATTAGGAACTTTTTTTTTTGACACCTTTTTAGGTTTTTTTGGTGTAGCACTTGAAAGACTATTAGCAGAACTTGAAGAACTTGAAGAACTAGAAGAACTACTAGATGAATTTTTACCACCTGTCATTTCATTATCTTTAACAAGATACTTGAGATTTGAACTAAAATTGCCTCCTGATGTTTTAACAACAATGTTTTGATTTTTATTGATACCAATAATTGAACCACCAAGCATAACATTATTATTTGTAAATTTACAGTTAATACCAGAGTTAATTTTGTGATATTGTTGATTATTACTCATATCATTGAAATGTTTGTAAATATTTTCGAGACTTTTTACATACTCGTTATTTTCATTATTATCACCGCCAACTAAATTAATAGCATTCTTGATGTATTTAGAAGCAACATAATATTTTTGACTATCAAAAGTATCAATATTTTCCATTGCTTGTTTGTTGGCTTTTATTTCTCTGATTGCTCCAACTAATTTTTTCATATTGTTGTTATCAATAAATACTTTATCTTGAGACATATTGTTATACTAATAACTTATATATTTTTATTATATAAATTAAGATAATGGCAGTATATTAGAAACTAAATTATTACACAAATCTTTTTTTATATTTATGAACTTAATATTATTTTCAATCATAAGTTTATGGGTATTTATTTTCTCACTAATATCTTTATCTTCAAGAGATATTTTTATTAATTTTACAGTTATGTGTGTATTATTAGAACCAATATTTTTTGATATGAATTTATTTACTTCTTCATTTGCTGTCACCAAAAAGGGAAATTTAATAGTTGTGTTAGGTTGTTTTTGATTATAAAATACTGGCAGATTATTATAGAGAGCATTTACAAGATAATTATTAAATTCTTTATTTGCTATATCTAAATGGTCTTTATCATTTTTACAAATATTGATTTTCTCAAATAAAATCATAAGTGTGTCAAGATGATTGATACATGTATTAAAATAATTATTTAGGAACGAAATATTTTTAAACACCTGTGACATTTGAACTATAAACAACTCATCACCAAAATCATTTGTGTCCTTTTTTTGGATAATAATATTTGGATTAAATTTTTTCTTATTTACGATTCTCTTTTCAATCAAATCAACAATTTTCTCAAATTTATTCTTTTTTTGATTACTCTCATCATTAACACAATCCGAACAATTACATTCACTCGAATTATCTTTTTCTTTTGTTTCTTTTATTTCTGTTGTCTCTTTGACTTCTTTTGTTTCATTAATAATATTAACCACTGGTTTTATTACTTGTGCTTTTGTTTCTTGTTTTATCAACGGCAATATAGTTTTTGGTTTATTAATAAATTTCGTATTTCTTCTTGAATCAAGCATTTATATATAATATTAAAAAAAACATATAAATTTATTTCACAATAATATATGGCATATAAATTTGTTGAAACAGATAAACAAGACATTAATTTTGATAATGATTTGGTATATACTCATCTATTAGATATAAAAGATGATGCTAATACAACATTTGAAAATACAAATGATATCAAACCAATAAAAATAGAAAATAAAATATATTATAAAAAAAATTATAATGTGCTCCTAATTTTTGTTATAATGATTATTGTAATTGTATTAACTTGGTATTTGTTTAGAAAAACTAAGAAAACAGAAAATGTATTAAAGAGAGAATATGTTATTATGCCATCATTGATGCTGTAAGAATAAAATTCATATATGTTTTCTATTATAGGAATACATAACAATCCCGGTTAGAGTAATACCCAATATTATTATTTTTGTTCCTTCATCTAAATCACTCCAACTGAACAAAACAGAATTCATAATCATAAAAATACCGGTTATGTAGAACGATGAATTAATCATGCGATTATATAGATTAGACCCTTTTCTAAATATAGTCATTGCCAATAAAATAAAAAGAAATCCAACAATAAAACTAATAACAAAACTTTTTTGTACTTTTTCATCATAAATATTATCACAAGTCATATTTATAATGAGTTTTTCACTAAGTGTGTATATTAATATGGCAAGAGGAATACTCAAAAATGTGTCAAGTTTGTAACCCATTATTATAATAATATTTTATAAAAAATAAAATCATACGCATAAAGAAACATCATCATATTGTGTTTCCATATCAACTGAAACATCTTTAATAATCTCATCAACATTATCCATAATAAAATCTATAATTTCTTTCATAGTTTTTGTTTCTATTTTTAAATTCATAATTCCTTCAAGAAA